TAGCGGGAGCATCAGCATCATCAAGATATCCAAATGCTACAGGAGACGGATTATTTAAAAGAATTGTGGTTCAAAACAATACCCAAGATTTTGCAAATACTGACTACTACGCTTACTTACTTGGTATTTTAACATTCGCAAATCCTGAATCAACAAATATAAACGTATTTGCAACTTCAAGTATTGATTACGTAAATAACTCAAACCTTGTCGAAGAAGCAATTGATATGATTCAATTCTCAAGAGCGGATTCAGTTTATATCGCGACAACACCTGACTATAGAATGTATACACCGGATGCGACTAACACTCAAGACATTATTTATTCTCAAGAAGCGGTTGATAATCTAGACAACACAGGAATTGACTCTAACTATACCGCAACTTATTATCCTTGGATATTAGTTCGTGATACCGTTAACAATACACAAATTTATTTACCACCGACAGGTGAAGTTTGTAGAAACTTAGCATTGACTGATAATATATCATTCCCTTGGTTCGCATCAGCGGGTTACACGAGAGGTCTTGTAACTTCAATCAAAGCTAGACAAAAACTTACACAGACAGATAGAGATACCTTGTATCAGGGTAGAATTAACCCTATCGCAACTTTCTCAGATGTTGGAACTGTAATTTGGGGTAATAAAACTTTGCAAGTTGCTGACTCAGCACTTAACAGATTGAATGTAAGAAGATTATTACTTCAAGCTCGTAAATTGATTTCGGCGGTAGCGGTAAGATTATTATTTGAACAAAATGACCAAATCGTTAGACAACAATTCTTGGATAGTGTTAACCCAATCTTGGATTCAATCAGAAGAGATAGAGGTTTATATGATTTCCGTGTAACTGTATCTTCAACACCTGAAGATTTAGACAGAAATACATTAACAGGTAAAATATATTTGAAACCTACTAAGGCGTTAGAGTTCATCGATATCGAGTTCTTCATAACTCCAACAGGCGCTTCATTTGAAAATATCTAATAAATTTAATGGGGATACAAAAGTATCCCCTTTAATCGCCAAATATGGAAAGACAACTTAAAGAAGGATTTAAACTTGAAGGGACACCAGATATGAAATATTACGCATTCGATTGGGATGATAATATTGTTCATATGCCAACTAAAATTATGTTAAAAACTGAAGATGGTGAGGAAATTGGTATGAGCACCGATGACTTTGCAGAGTATAGACATGATTTAGGTAAAACCCCTGTTCAATATAAAGGAGATACTATTGTCGGTTTTGCGGACAATCCATTTAGAAATTTTAGAACGGAAGGTGACAAAGATTTTTTAGTTGATGCGATGAGAGCAAAAAAAGGACCGGCATTTGATGACTTTAGAGAAGCAATTAACAATGGGTCTATTTTTTCAATAATTACCGCAAGAGGGCATAATCCTGAAACCTTAAAACAATCTATTTATAATTACATTATAAGTGGTTTCAATGGAATAGATAAAAACATGTTAATTAAAAATTTAAAAAAATATAGAACATTTGTGGATGAAGATGAAATGAGTGACGATGAATTAATTAAATCATATTTAGAGTTAAATAAGTATCACCCTGTTAGTTTTGGTGATGAAGAAGGTGCTGCAAATCCCGAAGAATTAAAAGTTAAAGCGATGGAAGATTTTGTATCTTATATAAAAGGAATGGCAGGAATACTTAATAAAAGAGCCTTTATTAAAAATGATATCTCAAATAATTTCATACCAGACATTAGTATTGGTTTTTCAGATGATGATATGAAAAATGTAGAAGTAATGAGTAAACATTTTAAAGATAAACCAGATAATATAGTTAAGACTTATTCTACTGCTGGAGGTATTAAAAAGTTATATAACTAGAGAATAATTTCTTAAAAAATAAAGTAAATAGAAAAATTTTCATCGAGACTATATTTATTAGATATAAACACAAAAAAAACAAAATTGAAATAACATGGCTGATTTATTAATGAAAATGCCGATACCTTACGAACCGAAACGACAGAATCGTTTTATTTTAAGGTTTCCATCAAGCTTAGGAATAAATGAATGGTTCGTAGAAACTGCGGCAAGACCATCAATTAAAATTGCTTCAACTGAAATCCAATTTTTAAATACATCAACATTTGTTGCGGGTAGATTTAATTGGGACCCAATTTCGGTTAAATTCCGTGACCCGATTGGTCCTTCAGCTGCTCAAGCACTTATGGAGTGGGTTCGTCTACATGCAGAATCTGTTACCGGTCGTATGGGTTATGCCGCGGGTTATAAAAAAGATATCGACCTTGAAATGTTAGACCCAACAGGAGTTGTTGTTGAAAAATGGATATTATATGGAACTTTTTTAACTGATGTGAATTTTGGTCAATTAAGTTATAGTCAAGACGCATTAGCGGATATTACCGCACAACTTCGTATGGATAGATGTGTGTTAGTTTATTGATTTACATTTAACATTTACAATTATTTTTATTTAACTTATATTTAACCGTAAAGCAATAAACTTTACGGTTAATTTTTTTATATATGGACACACAATCAAGAGACTACGGTCAAGAAAATTTTACATTACCACACGACGTGGTGTTATTACCTTCACAGGGAATTTTTTACAAAAACAAAAAGAAATCATTAAAAATTGGTTATCTTACTGCATCTGACGAAAATATTATAATGGCAGGAGCAAATGATTTAACTCTCAATTTATTAAGAGCAAAAATATATGAACCCGATATTAAAGTTGAAGAACTTATTGAGGGTGATGTTGAGGCTATCCTAATATTTTTGAGAAATACTGGGTTTGGACCTGAAATTACTCTAAATTTAACTGACCCTGTTACAAAAAAACCTTTTCAATCAAATGTATTGTTAGACCAGTTACCTGTTATTAGTGGTCAAAAACCAAATGATGATGGAACTTTTGTGATTACTCTACCAAAAACGCAATCATCAATTAAATTGAAACCATTAAACTATGGAGAGATTATGGAGATTAGTAAATTAGCGGATTCATATCCTCAAGGTAGGGTTGTTCCAAAAATTACTTGGAGATTACAAAAAGAAATTGTTGAGGTTGATGGTTCTACCGATAAATCAGTTATTTCTAAGTTTGTTGAGTCCATGCCAATTGTGGATTCAAAACACATTAGAAAATTTATGAATGAAAATGAACCAAGATTAGATATGACTAAAACAATTATGGCCCCGTCCGGAGAAAAGCTAATAGTGAATGTTGGCTTTGGGGTGGACTTTTTTCGCCCTTTCTTCTGATTATAGGAAAAGTCAGATAGATGAATTTTACTATCTGAACACATTGATGAAGATTACTTATCAAGATTTTGAAAGAATGCCAATATTTGTTAGAAAATATTTATTGGATAAATGGATAGAAGATAATAAGAAGGACTAATTTTTTAGTCCTTCTTCTATTTATATATAAAGTTAAAATTAATTATGGCAGATTATAATCCAGAAGACCAAGGTAGTTTTGACGAGGCTAAAAAAAGTTTAGAAGCTTTTAGTGACCTCGCTAACCAAACAGTACTTTCTATTTTTAAGATGTATGAGGGTGCTGATAAGATTAACAACGCCTTTCTACAAGGAAGAACTCGTTTAGACGAGATGAGTGACGCTGTTGCAAAATCGGCAGCCGGTGTCCTTCGTTTGGGTGGGAATCTTGGTGATGTTAATACCACTATGATAGGTATTGCTGATGGTGCTAGAAGGAATGTAATTGCGACAGAAGACCAAGTTAGTAAGTTATATGCTGCATCTACAATTCTCAATACTACCTCAAGTTCCTTAGTTGAAAATTTTGCGGAAGCGGGGTACGAGGTATCTCAAGTTGGAGTTAATTTACAGGATTCTATTCAGTATGTTCAAAGTGTCGGTCTTAATGCCAAAACAGTTGTAAAAGATGTTGCGAATAACATGGAGTTGATGAATAGATTCAACTTCAGTGACGGTGTTCAAGGATTAACAAAAATGGCGGCTCAAGCTTCAATGTTGAGGTTTGATATGCAAAATACCGCTAATTTCGCAGATAAAGTAATGAGTCCTGAGAAAGCAATTGAAGCGGCTGCCGGGTTCCAAAGACTAGGTGTTAATATTGGTAACTTGGTTGACCCATTTGCGTTAATGAATGACTCAATTAATAATCCTGGTGCATTACAAGATAGTATTATTAAAGCCACAAAAAAATATACAGAGTTTGACGAAAAAACAAAATCATTTAAGATAAACCCACAAGGTATTTTGATGTTAAAAGAATTGTCGGATGTTACTGGAATTAGTGCAAGAGAACTTTCAAAAACCGCATTAGCTGCCGCCGATTTAGATAAAAGGTTATCAGCTATTAGTCCATCATTGAAATTTGAAAAAGAGGAAGACAGACAGTTGTTGGCTAATATGGCAACAAAGAAGGATGGTGAATATGTTATACAAATT